AGCCTCGCAAATTGCCTGAAAAATTCATCGGCGGCCATATCTGCCAGTGGTTGTGCCATCTCGTCGGCTACCGTCGAGAACACCTGATCCACTGACGGCCCGTACAACAACGCCACTTTGCCCGGCACAAGCCAGCTGGTGTGTGTTGTCCTTTTGTTCGCCAGCGTCTCACCGGAGCCCAGCCGCACTGCTAAACCGATGTTGTAGTTATCTTCCGTAACGGAAGCACCTTTTTTCAGTTTAACTAAAAAAGCGCCTTTGAGATAGGTAGTTTTGCCTGCCTGCACCCTGACAGTCACGCCGGCCGACTTTTTGCCGGGGAAGTCTGACGAAGAGGCAAAACGGGCTAAGCTGGTGGCGCGTTTGCGGCCAATGATGCTACCCATCAAATTGTCGGGCGTAGCCAGCTGGCCGACACGCAGGCGGTCCCCTGTCAGGTATCCCGTTGGGAAGGCTATTTCGTCCAACATTTTATTCTTTATGTTGGTGAAGCCTTTACCTTTGATCACACTGTTGATGGCAAGTGCAGCTGCTTTCGGGGCAGACTCGGGCGCCGTCTCTAAGTACGCCCCTAAATCCAAAATACCGTCTGCCTGCACTTTCAGCATTATGCCCTCGCCACCTGGTACTTGACTTCCAACGGGCCATCGTTCGGCATCAAAACATCTAAATAAAATGTCGCGCTACTGTAGGCCGGATGTGTGATCACCACTTCGGTTCCCTGTTCCAGCAAAACGCTTTTCTCTTCGAGTTCGTCGGCCATAAAAACCAGCGACTCTAAATTCTCTAATATCTCAGCATAGCCGCCGTTTTCCAGTTGGCCTATTAACCGCTGCTTTGTATGCCAGCGGGCGGATAACGCAACCCCGTTGACCAGTACGGGATAAGAAAAGGCCGCATGAACGGCCTTTCTCATTTTCACTTTTCGGTCAGCATGACTCGGCACTTAGATTTCGTCTTCAGGCGCCGGTAACTGCTTTTGACCTTTGGCCTTCGCTTTTTCAGCAGCGGCTTTTTCAGCTTCTGCATCAGCAGCGGCTTTCTCGGCAGCAGCTTTCTCGGCAGCAGCTTTGGCGGCTTCTTCATCAGCACCGGCTGTCTTCACGTTATCCGCAGCTTTCGGTGCGTAGGCCATTGCTTCAGTTTCAGTCAGAGTGCGAACGCAATCTGGGTTGACTTCAGCAAAGTGACGCAGTTCTGGTTCGCTAAAAGCAAACGGTTTACCGATCTGTGGTGTAACGCGCTTGCCGTTACGGTGGATAATTACTGTTTCCAGTGGTACACGAAATTTATACTGTGACATAGCTTTAATCCTGTTTTTGGTCAAAGGTTAGCCCGCCGAAGCGGGCTGCCTTTCCAGCTGTTAAGGTGCGACTTTCAGTAAGACTGAACTGTTTGGATCTACCGGAACCATCAGCGGGGCTGATTGGGTCATCAGGTATTCAACAAACGGATCGTTGTCTTCCCAATTTTTCGGGAACTTCGGCAGAGCTTGATAACCTGCGCGGCCATCCATGATCGCGCCGTAGCAACGAACGCCCTGAATTGCCTGACTCAGACCTAAAACAGCATTCTGCGGCATGATGTACTGCAGCTGATTGTTTTCGTCTTTGTAGCGCTGGGTGTTAGTCCACACACGAATTTCACCGGCACCGTTGATACCTGCGATACGACCAATGTATTCGATACCTTCCAGGCCATCTGTCAGGCGAGTGATCGCCGTTTCAGCGCCGCGCTGGTCAGTCTTCATCTGGTCTTTCAGTTCGTCTTTGTGCATGTCCCAGAACAAATCCCATGCTTGCTGGCCGAACATCCAGTCGCGGATAACTGCACCGCTGTAGGATTTATCAGATACCAGGAAACGGGCGTCTTTCAGGTCGTCTAAACCGTTACGGTTCGGGTTGCCTGATGTCCAGTCTGTCGTAATAGTCAGCGCCGGATCACGGAAGAAGTCTACACGGGTTTTCGGGTAGTCTTCGCCTTCGATATCGACGTAGCCGTTCAACATGGCCTGTGCTGCCATCCACTCCCAGCGGTTTTCGATAGCGCTGTCCTGTTTCTGAAGCAGATAGGCGATAACGGCGTTACGCTTCTGGGCATTGGTCATTGAACCTTGCAGAGCCTGTTCACCCGGCATTACCGGCAGGATCATGTTAGGGTCAACAACGTGCTTTGGTTTCAGGTATGCAGGTTTAACTGCAATGCGTTTGAAACCTTCTTGCCGGCCAATTCGACCTTTAGCTGTTGGGTAAACGAAAGGCGCCAGACCGTTGAAGTGTAAATTCACGCGGTCAAAAGCGATTTCGTCTGTTTCAAAATTCAACTGTTGGTTGAAGTAGGTAAGGAAAAATTGCGGCAGTCGCTTAAAGCGAGTCAGCACCGTAATTAAGTCCTGCGTGGTGTATAAACCTGACATAGCGACCCCTTAGAAGTTCACCAGATTGCCGATTTTGATAGTTCCCAGTCTGCTGAAAACCGCCTTGCGTTGTGCCAAAGTCGTCAGTGAGGCGTGCCACACTAACGCTTCATGGTTGAAGAACCCGCCGGTATACACTTCAACTTTAGTTTGCGTCGTGCCGTTAACCGCATACAACGCGATACCGGCAGCATCTTTCTTGCTGTCTACCGCTGTCGGGTCGTGGGGCACGTAAGCGCCGTTAAGCAGTGCTACTACCTGATATTCCTGAAGTGCAGCACCTGCCGTACCAGGCTCGGTAGAAGTCGGATATTCACCGGCAAACAATTGGACGGGGTTAAATTCCCCGACCTCACGGCTGCCAGCTACACGGGTTTGCATTGGTGATGTCATTGCCATCTCTCCGTTTTGCTGTTGTTATTTGGCCGTCAGGTCTTGACCTGTTGCCATCTTAAAGTCAGCCAGGATGTTATCAGCTGCTGAGCGTTCGCCCACTGCGGCTGAGGCATCTTGTGCCAGGTTAGGATTAGGCGTTTTCGCCATTGCGTTGTCAAAAACATTGCCCGCGTTCTGGTCTACTGCCGGTGCTGCGGCTGCCGCTTTAGGCGCTTTAGCCAGCATAGCCACAGATGCTTCTACCGACATTTCGGTTTCAAAAGCTAAATGGTTTGCCAGGTCTTCACGGCCTTTAGCGTCTTCGCAATTTAAAATGCCTGCTACGCGCTGACGCTCAGCGTTACGCTCGGCCGTTTTGTCCACAGTCGGGGCGGTAGCACCGGCTTGTGTTTGTTCTGCTGCTGATGTTGCCATCTCTTCGTCCTCAGTTTCAGTGTTTAACATAGTTGATATTGCAACGGCCGGGGTCGCTACACCATCCGCCAGACCCATTTCAACGGCAACATCCGCATCATAAGTCCTGCCTTCAGTATCATAAACTAATTTTTCGTCTATGTTTCGGGCTGTTGCAACCAAAGTTACAAATTCTTGTCGGGTTTTGTCTACGCTGGCCTGGATATCGGCTCTTACTGACTCCGGCAATTCCGCGAACGGGTGGCCGTCTGTCTTGTGTTCGCCCGATTGGATCAGCGTAACTTTAAGCCCGTACTCTTCCAGCATTTTAGACATATCCACGTGCATAGTCCAAACACCGACACTGCCAACGCCGCCTGTACGGGTAACAAAAATCTTATCAGCGGCTACGGCCATCATGTACGCGGCCGAGTAAGAAGCATGATCGACCACGGCTACCGATGGTTTTTTGCCGCGTAAAGTCATCAGGAAATCGTGTGTCTCAAACGCGCCGGACACCATGCCACCGCCGGAGTGGTGGTCATACACGATCAGCTCAACGTCTTTATCTTCGGCGGCAAGAGCGGCCATTCGACGGATGTATTGATACCCCGTGACCCAACCCCAGGTGCCGCCGAAACGGTTGATAAGCATACCGTGGATAGGGATAACCGCAACGCCGCTGGAAAAGATGTAGGGTTTACTGGCATCAGTGTTGGTGAAGCCGTAAGCCTGGCAAACCTGCTTATAAACCGAGGCCTGATAGTCCGGACTTTTTTCGTCGTCAGACATTGCCAGCTGGCGGATATTCGCCTGCAGGTGCCCGTAAACATTATCCGCGAGGATCGGTTTCAGGTTGCACTGCTCAATGACCATTGCGGCAACAGGGTTTATGCTGAAATTTTTATTACTCATTTGTTGCCTCTTCTGGTGTGCCACGGGCATTTTTCGCGTTCTGGCTGGCTAAGTCAAAATCAAGGTTCAGTGACTCTTTCAGCTTCTCTTCCCGCGCACGTTGTTTAAATGTTTCGCGGTAGTCGTCGCCGAGTCTAGCGATTTCTTTCTCATAAGTCGATAAACCCGCTTGAATACGCATGATAGCGGCTTCAGTCTCTTTCTTCGGATCAATCATACCGGCACTAGCGCCGATCCAATCGCAAGAGCAAAACGCGTCTTTCATCAGCGGTTTGTAAAAGTCCATCGGCTTGAAGCCTTTCGGCAAAGGCAGATTACCTTGCATCAGGTCTTCTTCGAGCCACAGCGAGTACACCAGCGAAGCGAACTTATCAGCCACTGCGCGTTTGCGGGCAATCATGCCGCGCTCTGTCTGGGCTGCACCTGCGCGAGCTGACGAATAATTCGTTTTGCTGTAGTCACGGCTGAACTCTTCATAGCTTAGGCCTAAACCGGCTGCCGTGTGGCGGATCAGCGAGGCTTCAAAGTCTGACCCCACGCCGCCCGGTGTACCGACGTTTTTAAGGTTAAGC